TAGTTATATTTGGAAAATTCCCAAGTTGGCGGTGGTTTGTGCCTGGTGTAAAGAACGACGCGTTTTCGTAGAACCGATAGTTCTGAGGGAAAGAACTTCCAACTGCTGATTCTGCTGTTAATAGAACCCTACCAGAAGCGTCGTGGGTGTCGTAAAAATTCAAAGTTAATGATTTAATTTGGGCGAACTGTTCCCGCGACAGGTTCAACAGTGACCTCAAAGAGTAATTAGTACTAGCATCTGTTGTAAACGCAACCGCATTTACAAAAGTAACATGTAACACTTTAGTGCCAGATAGTTGGACTTTCAGATCGCCACTTTCCGTAACGTTCGCATATTTAGCTTTACCCGACGGGTCTTTACCTAGAATTGGCACTCCTTTCGCCATTCAGATCAGCCCCCTCCTCCACGAATAAGTTGTCAAAAATGTCCCGAACGTCCTTAACAACCGAAGCCATTTGTCGCAACGTACCTTCTGTAGCGGGTCGCAACGCTTCAATCTCTTGTTGTAACGTAGGCTCACTCATCTAACGATTCCCCCTCCTCCACAAATAAGTTGTCAAGAATCTCCCGAATGTCCCCAACCTCTTGATCAATAACGCCCCGGATGTCCTGAACCTCTTGATCAAGAGTGTCCCGAATGCCCTTAACTTCTTGGTCTAAAATGTCCATGTTATCGTTCAAATCATCAATTAACACAGGGTCAGTCTTAGCAGGTTTTTTCAAATTCAAATTTGGCGTGTAGTTCACTCACCATCACCATCCTTCGGATTGGACTTATTGTTAGCAGGAACCTCTGTAACCTTCGCCCGTTTCCATTTCTCCAAGTACTCCAAGGAATCGAGATACGTCTGTTCTGGATCGCTGAACAGCCCGCTGTGCGTAATAGCGATAAGAGGGTGAATCCCCGCCTCGAGCATATTCTGCAACCCCTGCGTCTTAACGAGGAGATTATCTGTCTTATTGCGAGTGAACTTAATGTCAATGTCGCTTAACTTTAGATCGATTCCGCCAATGTCCCGAAGAATCCTTAGAGCCAACTTTAAGAACTTCTTCTCTGATCGTTTGAAAATGAGTTCCGATTCCTTCGCCTTTGATTCAGCCGCGGCCCAACCGTCTCTCAGCTCTACCGCCTTACCCGTATCACCAGTATTCCGACCCGAACCCTTCCTGTCGGGCATACCACAGATAATGAGAACCGTCTGGTATAAATCGTCCTTTGTCACCTGTGTTTGGGTCTGGTTTAGTTCTTGACTAATAATGTCAACGTCAGCCTTTTCACCACCCCCACTCTTGACTTTGATCGCGCCCATCTCTTTAAAAGCTTTGAAGGTCTCTTCGTCAATATCACAGTTGACGAATTTAATAAACGACTGCACGAACTGTTCGATACCGTCAATCCTATTAGAAATAACGGTGTTCAAAGCGTCTAAGAGTGGGAGCACCGCCTCAAACGATCCCATTCTGGCGTTATTTGCAGGATACTCAATGATGGGGATGTCCCCCAACGAGTGGGGTCTTTCCTCCACAATACGGGTCGCGTCCACAATCCGATAGAACATCTCCTTCGTGTAGACACTATAGACCGTCTCCCCGGTATCCTTGCGCGTATACGTGACTCCCATTACTGGCTTTTTACCAAACCCATTATGATACACCACGAATGTATTTCTCGGGTCGAGTATATCAATCTCAAAAGGACAATCGTCCGGATCGGCTTCGGGATCAGCGTCCTCGTCGGGCAAAATCATCCGATAACCAGTCCCACAAATGTAGAACCACTCCGCTAATTCTTGGTCTTTACTTGCCTTGTCCTCTGCGAACATGAACTCATTCAACTTACCAATCTTGTCCGCTACACCCGGGTGCTCACCCCTACGGACGTACTGCACAGGTTCACCAAAGACATATCCCTTCTTGAAGTCCACGATTTCCATGGCGTGATTCTCCACGATCTTGTTATTGATCTCCTCACGCACTTGCTTGACACGATTCAAGATGGGTTGATTCCCTTTGTAATAATTATAAAGGTAATCTATTTCGACGCGATTGGTGAAATGCGTCCTC